TTTATACTATCTTTGTTAATAGGGTTTTTTGCAAGAAAGTTTACACTTCTATTACCACCTTGTTCTGTAAACACTGTCGTAGTAAATGTTGTTTCACCCTTGTAAGTTTTCTGTGTTACTTGTGGTTTTATATTTACATTTAAGACTTCATCATATTCTTCTAATGTAGAAGCAGCTCTATCTCTTTCTTTTTGTATTACTTCTATAACATCATCAGATAAATTAATAACACTGTCTTCATCATTGTGTATTTTTAATAACTCATCTAGTTCTGCTTTTCTACCAAATACAGAGAATGCTTTGACAAACTCATCATATCCTTGTTTTAAATAAGGTATACGAATAAATGAACCTTCACCTTGTGTAGTAGCAAAAAATAAAGAATTTAAAAGATTTCTAAATGTTTTTTTACCTTCAATAATTTGACGCTCTGCATCCATCTTTGGATATGGTATTTCAAAAGGTAGTTTATCTTTATTCTTGTTATACAATGTAGCAATTCTTCTTGATGCTTTTTCTGCAATATCAGGAGTAGTAGAAGATAAATCTCTAAGATTAATGTTTCCTATCTTTGCATCAGCAATAACATTTAACAAATCAGAAGAACCACCTGTATAATTATCTATACTTTGACTGTAATGTTTTGCAAGTCGTAAAAAATCTTCTTCTGTCTGAACAACACCAACTTCTAAGTTTCTTTGTTTTGGTCCTCGTATTTGAAACCCTTGATTTCCTTCATCTATTATTTTTAAAAATGCAGGTTCTTTTTGTAATGTCTGTGCTATTTGTTCTAAGGTATAACCTTGTCTTTTCATACCTGCTATTGCAGGTGCAAGTTCATCATCTATGTATTTATATAAGAAATATTCGTATGCTTTTACATGGTCAGGACTTTGTTTGTTTATAAGGTCATGTCCTGTATTTGTAATAAATCTATTATTAACAAATTTAACATCTGCAGAAAACAACTGTGCAATCTCTGGTGAGCCAAACTCCTGTGAATCAGATAAAACACCTAAAGACTTTCTTACTCGTTTTGGTATTAAGTCATTTAAAAATTTTAATGATGGTCTTGTTGCTTCTATTGCTTTTGTAGTTCTGTATGGTCCACTAATCATAGTTGAAGGTTTACCAAATACTCGTGTCAATGCACCCTCTGGGTCATTAAGCATAAGTTTTATAGTGTCAATAGGATTTTTAAGCATGTTTCGTAAACCCATAATATTGAACTTAACCATGGCATCTACAATTAGTTTTAGTGGATAACTTAATCTAAATAACAAAAATGCAGGGTATCTGAAGTTTCTCATATAACCAAACACAAGATTGTCGTATGTCTGTACACCTTTTTCAAAAGCCTTAAATAAAATATTAGGTTCTTCAAAATCTGTAAATACATCATCAATCACTTCTCTTAATGCACTACCTTCTTTCCAAAAATCTACTTTGACACCTTCATCTGCTGCTTTACGCACTATGTCAAATATTTCTTCATCACCTTCTTTGTTAGTTAATTTTCTTTTAATTCTTCTTTTAGCAGATGTTGCTCTAAGCAAACCTTGTATATCTGGTCCATGTATATCTAAGTTTTTAAGCTGACCATAAAGCTCTAGTGATTGTTTTGTAAGATGTATCATATCTTGTTCAGATGCAACAGAACCAAACATTTTATTTGTTATAATGTCTACTTCCATTGGGTCGTAAAACTCTGGACTTCTTGATGGTGACATAGGTTTGAATGCTTCATCACTAAAACCTTGTTTGTCATTTTTAAGATAATACTTACTCATGAAGTCATCTATCTCGTTATCTGTTAAACCATAAGTGCTTTTAAGTTGTAAACCTAATTCTCCAAATACTAATTTATTTTGAAATATTTCTTTTGCTTGAAAGTATTGACCATTAGATAAAGCATCATAAAACTCAGCAGATAATTCTTCTAATCTGCTTTCTGGTATTTTACTGGCATATCCATACCTAATAAAATACTCCATAGCTTCTTTTGTATTTTGTAAATCTGCAGGTTTTAACTTAGGTAATTTAACATCTCTTGCTAAGAAAGTATCTCTAAAACCTCCACCTCTTTTGTATGCTGCCTCAATACCTTCATCTAATTCTTTATTTATTAGTGCTTCTAAATTACTTTCATATATTACTTTTGATTGTAGATGTTTGTTTTTACCTCTACCCATAAAAGCACCACCATAAAACATATCTGTTACAAAACCATTCTCTATACCTTGTTCTATTGTTTCAATTATGTCATCTGCAGTTGTGTCAACAGATTTAATTCTATAAACAAAGTCTGGATGAAAACCTTCGTTAATTAAATAAATACCTATTGGTCTATCTTCATCTTTTGCTTTTACAATTAAATTTGCAATACCTTCAAATGTTTCTTTATTCTCATCAAATATCTGTCTAGCAGTCATACCTTCATCTAATTTTTCTGGTAACGACCTACCTAGTGATGTGAGAACCTCATCAAAATTTGCAACAGTTGTTCTTCGTAATAAACCTGCACCAGGAACAATATAATTTAAAGGGTCAAGTAATATATATTTTGCTGTGTTAATAAACCCTGCAAAAAATCCTGCCATACTTCTAGTTTTTTCATAACCTATATCTTGTATTGCATTGAATTTTGCTTGTTCTGCATTCTCTAATATATCAAAATATTGTGTACCAGATATTTTTCCTGTATCTAAAGCTATCTGTGCTTCTTGCTCTATTCTGTCATACTCGTTATCTAAAAATTCTGTAACATAATTAGCGTAACCATAATTAGTTGATAGGTTTCCTGTTAATCCAAAGACAATACCATCACCTAATCCTACAGGTATGGCTTGGTTGAAAAATGTTTCGTTTAATTCTTGTTGTCTGTCAAACTCAGGACTTAAAGATATTACATCTGCAATACCTTTTGCACCTGTATCTGGGTCAATAATGTTATCTACAGTCTGAAAAAACAAACCTGCTTTCTCTGCAAAAGATAAATCTCTACCTTTTTCGTTTTTAAGTGCAGTAATTTTTTCTCCAATAATATCTGGAAATAGTTCATTGAATATATCTAAGTCTGTTTTTGTTATAAGTGGATTCCCTTCTTCATCTACAATACCTCTAGCTACTAAAAAGTTTTTTGCTGTATCTGATGGTGTATAGTATGTATCGTTGTTTATTATTTTTGCAGTTCTTTGATTGCTGTAATTTCTAAAGGCTTTTGCATGTGCAACTAAACCAGGTATAAAAGGTAGTTCATTGTCTTTTAAATTTTCATATCCTGCTATTTGTACGACATCTGATAGTGTTTTACCTTTTTTATTTAGTTCTTCTTCTAATGCTGCTTGATATTCAACACTATAATTTCTAACTGTTTTGTCTGCACTTTGTATAAGACCATCTGCAAATATACGAAGTGTACCAAACAAATATGAACCAAACTTATCTGCTGCTCTTTTTGCACCTTCTTTGGTTGCTGTACCAACATTTTCAAAAAAGTTACCTGTTAACTTCAACATAAGTGCAGGTCCTAAACCATAAGATTGTTTCGTTTTATCTTCAACACCTTGACTTCTATTGTTTGTGTAACTTACAGGTGGTGTTTTAGTTTGTGACCAAACACTTATATATTCTTGGTCTGTTAATCCCATGTCTGCTGCTGCTGCAATAAACTCTGGTTCTTCTGTAGGTGTAAGTGATTCTAGTTCTTCGTATTTTTTTACAAACTTTTCTATATCTGGACCTGCATCAGCTTCTGCTTTGCTTAATTGTTTATTATAGAGTTCTTCTTCTTTGTAACCCTTATACCAGTTTTGACTCCAATTTGTCCATAATGACATTAATTAAACCTTCGTGAAACAAAATAACCATAGTTATTTTTAATCATATCTACCAACATTTGTGTATTAGTTCCTGATGGTAATGTTGTTTGTGTGCCTTTAGTGCTATCTGACATTATTGATTCTGATTCTCTCTCAGTCATTCTAGCTATATCTTGTGCTTGAAATCCTCCTACTTGACTAGCAGTGACACCTGTATCACTTGCTGCTCTTGACCTTTGTAAAGCAATCATATCTTCTTGTGCTAACCTTCCACCAAACTCATCATCAGGTATAGCTTTCAAATCTGCATACGCACCATCTAATTTAGTATCTGTCATTTGTTTCAATGTTGAAGGTTTTCTACCTCTTGGCATTAGTAATCCTCTGGTTTTTCTATATCTATTCCTAAAGCAATACTAATCCATACACCTGCTATTGGTGTTGGCACTATATATTGTCCTATTGGAATATCTCCTGGTACTTCAATACCAAAAATGTCTGTTTGTATTGTTGGGTCTTCTTCAGCAGAAATATCATTCCAATCTTCTTGATTTATAATGTCATAAAACTTTTTGTTAATATCAGGCAACTGGACCTCCTTCTGCAGGTACACCACCTGCTAATCCTGCAAGTACAGTAGCAATATCTGGTTCACCTTGTGGTACTTGTGGTTGTTGTGGTGCTGCACCAATAATTTCTTCTTCTTGTGGTGTAGGTTCTTCACCCTCTGCTGTATAAAATTTATCTAGTATATCTGACATCTTTTGTGGATTCTTTCTAATCTCAATAGCAGCAATAGTTGCTTTTGGATTACCTTGTGCTGCTTGTGCCATAAGTGATTCAAACAATACTGTTTCTGCTTTTTCTGCAGATATTCTTTGTTGTATCTTAGTAATATTATCTAGTCCATCCATATTTTCTTGTAATGTCTGTGTATCAATAATTCCTTGTTGTTTTAATTGCAACCCTGTAATTATTTTTTGTGGTTCATCAAATCCTGCCATAACACCATACACTCTTCTTGTTTCATAAACTTCTGATATGTCTGTTGATGGTGTATAAGATTCTTTGTAAGATGTTCCTTTGTGTCTTCCTGCTATAGGTTTACGAACATCACCAAACATTATTTCATCATATTCTAATCTTTTAGCATCTAACTCTTGTAATGCTTCTTTTAAGACTGTTTGATATTCTCTTACATGAAGTGATGCAGATTGTCCTAGTTCTTCTAAACCTCTACCTGTAACAAATGCGTTAGGTGATTGTCCATCATCAGATACTGGATATGCTGCACCAAGTCGCAAGTGTCGTTCAAGCCTATCTACTTGTTGAAATAATTGATAAGGTAGATTGTTGACTGGTTTTGACACTTGCGAACCAGGTGTTAAATAGTTGACAGCAAATCTGCCCTTTCTATATTTTCCTGATTCAATTTCACCAACAATATTTGTTTCTGTAAATACTGCATCTTCCATAGCAATAGTTCCAAGTATGTTAATCTTTGCCATATTAGACATAAGACCTGTAATGTGTTGAAACTGTGATTGCATTTGGTCAAATGCGTATCTTTTAGCAACAACAAAACAAGGTCCAGACTTTAAAACATTTGGCATATAATCTATAATCTTTTTGTTTTCTGGTAGGAATACATAAGTTCCTTCCATATCTTTATACTCAACTACAACTTTTCCATGACCTGTAGAGTTTGCCCAACCTGGCGCTCTATCTGAAGTATTCATAAGTGCAGAATAAGGATTCTGGAATCCATCATCATTTTCTTCTTTTGCAAATATATATTGTTTTGCTTCTGGATATTCTTCAGCTAATACTTTATGTGGAACTCTACGAATTATTGCTAATTCTTTTGGTTGTTGGTCATTTCCAAATATACCTGGATAACAAGTAAAAGGGTCTTGTAATTCAGCATAAGGATATGGGTTACCATCTTTATCTCGTTTATGTCCTATAGTCCATGCTACAAAACCATAACCTGGTAACCATCTTGCAGCTTGTGGTAACTGCATGTGTAATTTTTGAAATTTGTCATAGGAAGTAACTATTCTTTCTAGTTTTTCTGATTTTTTTCTAGCTCTCTCGCTATCTTTTTCATTGATTATATCTACTTTTAAATCTGGACTTCTACCTAGTTTTTGTGCAAATCTTTCTAGTGCTGTAAGAAATAAGTTGGGTGCAGGTAACTCGTGATACTCAACATTTATTGAATTACCAAGAAGTGCTTTTACTGCAGCTTCTCCACCATTCATAATGTCACGAATCCTAGACCTATCAATCATTTGTTCTTGATTAATTACTCTGAGGTAATCTATTCTGTCGTATAATTTATCGCTATCTAAAGACATTTAACTCCAATTATCTATATCCATGTTACTAGGTTCGTACCCAGAAAAACTAGGATTATAGTCATATCCTAATTCTGCAAATCTTTCTTTTTGCATTCTTCTTATGGCTCTCATTGATTTCTCC